GTAATGATTTGAAACAGGCACCCCAAAGGGGTGCGGTTTTAATGTCTGGTCGTGTGGATTAAAATCCACGTGACCAGCATATATGGCAAGACGATGGAACTGATGCCCAGGGGCATCAGTTCCCGCGTCTAAACATTAATTTAGTGGTGCGTTTTGACTTGTTTGGGCGTTTTGATTTGGACGTTCGGGTTGACTTGTTTGGGCGTTTTGATTTTCCGCCCGAATATATAATGCTGTTATGCATCGTCTCACAATGACGAACTATCTTAGAAATTGTAGCGGGATCTATTTTCTTAGGTAATGTATTGTTGTTGGTTTCAAATTCGGTACGTTGTAAATATTGTTTGAACTCTTCCGTTCTTTCTAAATCAAACTTATCGCCGCTATACGAAAAAAATCCCCATACGGGCTGAATTATGTATTTTTCCTCGATTAGTTTTTGATAGAATTTCTCTTTGTCTATATCCGTACCGTCCAGTAAATCAAGTATTCCATTTTTCGTAATACTTGTAAGGGCAGTTTTATCTACAGCGACGCTCAAGGCTTCACCCTCTACTATATCACTTGGAGTAAGAACAAAAAGACTATAAATAAAGTCCATATATAATACAACGTGTTTTTTCGTAAATAGAGTCGAGTGTGTCGAAAAATTGATTAAAATATGTATCCCGATAACGAACGTATACAAAATATGACCGAGGTTCGCATTTCCAAAAGAGATTACACAACCCGAGAGTTGAATCTTGTGCTGTGTCCAAATTTAGAAAGACTGAAGATAACGGACTGTCAGTTTCCGAAAAACAAAATGCCGGAAATTCCGAACACGTTGCTATACCTGAACTGTAGTGGATGCGGCCTAACTTCGCTGAATGCGTTGCCGGATGGATTACGCGTGTTGATTTGTAATTACAATGACCTAACTATGCTCCCAGCGCTTCCACGTAAACTGGAATATTTGGCATGTTCCAACAATTGGATAAACCGGCTACCTCCGCTACCGCGCGCCCTGCGAAACCTGGATTGTTCAGTCAATCGGTTGTATGACCTGCCGTTTCTCCCAGATACTCTCATTTCGTTGAATTGTTCATCCAACCTGAATATTATCGAATTGCCACCTTTGCCAGAAGGACTGATGATTCTGACGTGTGGTCATAACAATTTGCGCGCATTGCCGGTATTACCTACGACAATTCAGGATATTCGGTGTGCGGGGAATATACATATTCGGGAGTTGCCAGAATTGCCAGATTCGGTTCGTCATGTCGAATGTTCGAATTGTCAACTATCCGAGTTGCCCGCGCTTCCGTTGACGATAAATGTGTTGATTTGTTCGTCAAATGGATTGGCCCGACTTCCCGAACTAAAACACGCATCGAACCTCCATGCGCTATTCTGTTGCCATAACAACTTGACTTATCTTCCCGAACTGCCAGATAGTCTATATACGTTGTCCTGTAATTCAAACCAGCTGGAACTACTGCCAGAGTTGCCGATTAAAATGGAAGTATTGACATGTAAATACAATCAGCTCAAAACACTCCCGCATATTCCGGCTTATTTGGGATATTTACATTTGGATGGAAATCCAATTGAGTTTCTGGCGGTAGACTATGACCGTTATGACTATAATTATGGTATTAACCAGAATATCATAATTTGGGAACGGTTTCGCCGTACGTGTGCCATCCTCCGCCTCAAGCGGCGGCTGCGGGATTATATTTGGAGAGTGGTGCTTGCTCCGAGAATAGCTGCTAAATATCATCCGGACAATTTGGTGGCGTTAATGGGCGGCGTACTGACCCCCGAAAACGAGAACGAAACGTTTGATGAAAGTATTTTAAGTGAATGGTAAGACGAAGACGAAAACGAAAACAAAAAAATAAAATAAAACGTATACTGTATATCCCAAATGGAAAACACCAACCTGATTGAAGAAAATAAAGACCCGAAATCAACAGAAGACAATGATGTTGTACGCGTCTTGAGCGATGCGAAAGTAGACGTAGATATTGAGCCGGATGTGAAATCAAACGACGTAAAAATACAATTGTGTTCGTGTTCAATCGTTCTGTATTGTTTTTCTAATCGTGAAAAATGAATTATTTACTATTACTACAACAACAAACACGCACCCTAAACATGGATATGAAACCGTATTTTTTGCCGGATGCTGTCCTCATCTTCAAACAAAAACAGACTAATCGGATACTCGGCGTGTATATCCAACCAATGGGTCGTTTTTACTCTCGAAAAAACGCGCAAGGCATCCACATATACAACAAATGTATGAATATTCTCCGACGATGTTTTATGATGTTCCACCACGACTCCCGAAAACGTCTGATGTATGAGTTCAGGTGAACGAACAAACTGATGTAGCAACGCACATTCGTGTTGAACTTTCTGGACTGATTTCATATCGGCGTTTATCGTTTCGATGTGCGAGAGCCAGTATTGGCAAAACCCGGACGCGCTGGACGAAACCGATTCGACCAATCCCATTTTTTGTAAAAAGATGGCCTGATTCACCACATCCACGAGCCGGCGGATAGGACTGGTTATGTGTACATAGGATTGTATATTCATGAGCTCGTGGGTTCCGCCAGTTTCGTGCGTTTCATACCGACACTGAATGTTTTTCCATTGTCGGAGAAATCGCTGGGTTTCTGCCGAGAGTGTTGCCGGTATTTCGGCGGGGACCGACGTGCCGAGCGTGGCGGTTCGGAATATACCCGAATGATGTGTGGCCAGTTCGCGGCCGCAGAGAGTATTTGCTTGTGTCATCCAGAACGCGACTACATCGTGGCTGTCTTTGATGTTGTGGTCGACCTTGGTGGTCAATTCATAGAGTTGGGTATATACCGGATCGCGAAGGAGTTCGGCACTCTCGTAATGATAGTTCCGATGAACCACAATTTCCACGTTCCCAAACTCGGCAGAAACCATCCGGTGTTGGTCGTCGAAGTGTATATGGACACAAACCGCGAATCTGGGCTGGCCCTCGGTAAGACTACATAGCGAATCGGATAGTATGTTCGGAAGCATTGGGATTTTTTTGTCAGGTAAATAAACCGTGGAAATGCGTCCGTCTTTCAAATAGTCCCATAATCCGAGAGTTTCGAGCCAGACAAACACGTTGGCGATATACACGGAAACCACCGGCAGATTAGTGGTCGGGTGTATTCGCACGGACAACGCGTCGTCTAAATCGCGCGAACCGGGAGGGTCGATTGTCAGAATCCGGTTGGACTGTGCTTGCGAAATCCGAAACTGGGGAGACTCTCGAATTCGCCGAACCACGTCGTCTTTTTCTTTGATTTTTTCTGCGGTTTTGGAAGATAGACCAGCGATAGAATGATGGATGTTGCGGCAATACAATTGATATTCTGTGTATGAATCGAATTTATCCACATTTCCGAGAACATGAACGAGAGTCCCGCGAGGATAAGACGACGGTTCGGTCCAGTCGTCGAAACGAAACAGCACGTATTTATTGCCAATCGCTTTCGAGAATCCGAGTTGGATATCATACGGAATCAAAAAAACGGGCAGATGTTTGTTATCGGGAATACACTTATAGAGTAACCGTTTTTTGTTTTCGGTTCGGCCGAAGGTGCGGTTTTTTTCCAGAACAAGTACTCCCGGAATAAGTGGATTAGTCCGAATATAGGAAGAAACGAGAGTCGGCATACCACATTCATCGATACGAATGTGGTCTTTATGAAACATGTGCGCGGAAAGCGGATGGAAATCGGGAGATACTCCCGTTGCTCCGGCAATTTCCCATTTCGTGTATCGTCTGTTCAAAATAGTTAATGTGTATTCGCTCATATTGATGGTTTGATTGGTTTGTTCGGCTTCTTGGGTAGATAGTATCGAGAGTAATGTTTATGTTTTTTGCCTAAAATACATAAACAAAAACGTCCATCCTATTTATCCTTTCTCTCGAATGCCGCCAAAACGATTCTATAAAAAATCCAGCAACAGTGCGTCCGCTTCTTCTGGCGGATTTGTAAAATCCGGTAAATGGTTGGTCATTGTAGAATCGCCATCGAAATGTAAGAAAATCGAGGAATATTTAGGCGACGCGTATCAGTGTATTGCTTCCAAAGGGCATATACGGTCCATTGACGGTCTCAAATCCATTGACACAAAACGCTCGTTTCAGCCCACATTCGGATTACTGGACGAGAAACGTGCCCACGTTCAAACGATGCTCTCGATCATCGAACAATTTCCGAAAGAAAATATACTGATTGCGTCCGATGATGACCGCGAAGGAGAGTCAATTGCGTGGCATATTTGCGTCGTGTTTGGTCTGCCGGTCGAAACCACCAAACGCGTATTGTTCCACGAAATCACCCGTGACGCCATTCGAGCAGCGGTCGATGCGCCCACCCGAATAAACATGTCCTTAGTCTATGCCCAACACTCTCGACAAGTGCTGGATATTATTGTAGGATATACCCTATCTCCGATGTTATGGAAACACATTTACAATGACAAAACCAACGGATTATCGGCCGGACGGTGCCAGACTCCCGCTCTCCGTCTGATTTATGACCACCATGTCAACCAGTCGGCGGAAATGTGCGAGACCGCCTACAAGATCCAGGGCTACTTTTCCGACAAAAGCATCCGGTTCGACTTTTCCAAACGATATACGGTGGAAGCGGACGTGGAAGCATTTTTAGCGAAAACGCCGACGTACGACCATCGACTCTCGATACTTCCTTCCAAAGAAACCATCAAGAGTCCACCGAAGCCGTTTACGACATCCCGTTTGCTCCAAACGGCCAGCTCCGTTCTACACTTTTCGCCCAAAATGACGATGGATTTGTGCCAGCAACTCTACCAATCGGGGTTGATAACCTATATGAGAACCGATAGTGCGAAATACTCGCAGGTGTTTTTGGCACAGGCGGAGGCCTTTATTATAAAAGAATACGACGACTCTCGATATGTCGGAAATTTAGGAATATTGGAGAATACGGACGTCGCGAATCCACACGAGGCCATTCGGGTTACCAACATACATACTCAGTTTATTACGGATGCGAACAAGTCGTTGGTCTCGATGTATCGGTTTATTTGGAAAAACACGGTCGAGAGTTGTATGTCCACGGCGAAATACGATACGACGCATATACAAATCAGTAGTCCGGACCCCGATGCACATTACCAACATACTCTCGAGATTCCCATATTTTTAGGATGGAAGAAAGTGAACGCGGCAACGGACGATTCGGCGGGACTGGACCACACAACCCAACAGACCGGGTTGCTGTTGTATTTTCGTTCAATGGCCAAAACCCCGATACAGTATCAATATATAGAGAGTCAAGTATCCGCGGAGAGGCGACACGCACATTATTGCGAAGCCTCGCTCATCCAGAAAATGGAAGAATTGGGGATTGGTCGTCCGTCCACGTTTGCGTCGATTGTGGAAACCATCCAGGAACGCGGATACGTGAAAAAGACGGATGTGCGCGGGACCACAATACGATGCCGAGAACATAAGCTGAGGCGCAATGAACCGGTCCAAATAACGGAAAAAGAGAGAGTATTCGGAAACGAAAAGGGAAAACTGGTGATACAGCCAACGGGAATATTAGTCGTCGATTTTTTGATGAGTTATTTCGACTCTCTATTTTCGTATCATTATACGAAAGATATGGAAACGAAGCTGGACGAAATATCGAGTATGTCTGCTTCGGAAGCGGAGACTTCGTGGCCGGAGATTTGCCGAGAGTGTTATACGCGTATCAAAACCCTGAAAAAGCCACTCTCGAAAATTATCCGGGAAACGTATTCTTTAGGAGAAAACCGGGAAGTAGTGTTTCATACGCGCGGCGCATCCATCAAAATAACGAAGGAGGACGGAACGGCAGAATACAAAACGGTCAAAAAGACGGCAGAGATTGATTTAGGCAAATTAAAAAACGGCGAATATACGTTCGAAGAATTGGTAGAGATTCCGGACGAACATTTAGGGGTATTAGACGACCGCAATATACTCTTGAAATCGGGAAGATACGGATTGTATGTGGAGTGGGGCGACATCAAGGCATCGCTGACATCACTGGCGAAACCGGCCGATGAAATTGGTATGGAAGATGTGTTGCCACTACTTTTAGCAAAAGAACCGACTCTCGATTTATCGGCGATTCCGGACACCTATCAATCCGCTTCGCTGAGTGTAAAGCCTCCGACTATGCCCGCAACAAGAGTGTTAACCCCGCAACTGAGTGTGCGAAAAGGGAAATACGGAGACTATGTGTATTACGAAAAACCGGGAGTAAAGAAGCCGGCGTTCCTAAATATAAAGAAATACAAGGGCGACTGTTGGAATGACGAGGCGGATACACTGGTCAGATGGTTGACGATAACGTATTCACTGTGAACGGATGTTCGCAAATATATATAGATAATACAAATAGCACTACACCTATGGCGGCTTCATGTTTTCCCTTTATGAAATACATATTCCTGTTGGTGTTGTTCATCATTTGTTTTACCCTAATCTACACTACTACTCTCGAATTATTGGGTTTAGGAGTGTTTTTCGTGGTGAACGTGATGTATAGTGCTTTCTTGGGAATGGATATATCGAAGTTTTTCGCGGCGGGGTTTTCTGGGAGTGAACCGACCAAACGATGGTTGTTTATTGTCGCGCTGATTTTAGTCATTGCGCTGGTATTCAACTTCGTGTCGTCGGTCCTAACGATGATGACAATGGCGAATCTTCGAGCGAAATTCGGCAAGAAGGGCGAGAAGTTGCTGCTGGCGCCCACCTACCGGAAGGTGCTCGACCACATTGAGGCGTTGTTCGTGTCGAGTATTGTGTTTATTACTATACTCTCGTTCCGGATCTATGTTTCTCCAGCGGAAATGTCGTCGTCGATATTTGCGTGGTTGGGTGAGAACATACCAGACGATGTAATGAAATGGGGGCATGTTGTCCTGAGTATGGTGGCATTCGGTCTGGGTATAGCGGTATTCGATTTGATAAAACACACGGATAAATTGCCCGAAGGATTTACGTCGACCTTTACCAATCTGTTTTATGTATTGATGGCTTTACTCTTGTTTTATATGTTCCCCTCACTGGTACATCTGGGTTCGACGATACCATTTTTTGGCGGAATACTGACTGGTTTGTTTGGTCTCAATGAAGGGTCTCTTTCGGGACGCATGGGTGAACTATATACGAAATACAGCATATCGGCCTATACACTCGTGGTATTGATTTTCTCCATTACCGGATTTGTAGAGAAGAACAATACCACAACGGCCAAGTACGAGAAGAACGAAAAATACGTCGATTTGCCGATAGTGAGTTATAGTATCATGTCGGTCTTGCTGGTGACTCTCTTCGCGAAGTTCTTGTTCCAGACCCAACCCGGGT